CACCCCGGTTGCCGGCTCTCGCTACTACGTCTCGACGTCGATCGGCTTCGATCAGCAGATCACAGGCGTTCAGTTCCTGATCGGCGCGACCGGCGGCACGGACTCGGCCATTGTCGAGTTGCACGACTCCACAGGCGCCCTGGTCGCCACCTCTGCAACGGCTGGCACTCTCGTTGGCACCGCCGGCACATACCAGCGCATTGCCTTCACCGCGCCCTACAACGCCAAGGCCGGCACCTATTTCATCGCCCTGCAGCTCAACGGCACCACGGCCCGCTTTGCCCAATACAATGCGCCGTCCACGCCGCTGCTTACCGGCTCGGCAACCGGCACGTTCGGGACAGGTGCAGCAATCACCCCGCCGACGACCTATACCGCTGCCCGCGGCCCGGTCGCGCTGCTCTACTGATGTCATCCAGGAAACGGGGCGCATCTTCTCGGGTGCGCCTCTTCCATGTCTGAACAGGGGAACCACCGATGGCCGTCCTGAACTTCCCGTTTGAACCAGGCTACCGCCTCGTTACCGGTTCCGATCTCAACAAGATGATTGATGCCGTGAATCTGGCATTCAGCCAGACCGCGGGATCATCCTCGATCGGACAGGCCAACGGCATTGCATCGCTCGATGCCGGCGCAAAGGTTCCGACCGCACAGATCCCAGCCCTTGGGGCAAACCCCAGCGTCACCATCGGCCTGACGGCGAAGAACGGCACCGCAACCACATACATCCGGTCGGATGGAGCCCCGGCCATAGATCAGTCGATCGCCCCGACATGGACAGCCCGTCACATCTTCAGCCAGGATATCCAGGTGGCCGGCGGCATCACCTCTTATCTCAACAATGCGACAGTCGGCGCAGGCATCGGTCCAGAACTTGCATTGGTGAACTCTGCCACTACTCTGAACGCCAACCAGGGCAGCGCCACGTTCTTTGCGGTCCCTGCCAATCTCGGCGGTGTGTATCGCGCCGTGGTCTACGCAGTGGTGACAACCGCTGACGGCGCATCATCGACGCTCCCTTCGGTAGGCATCGGATGGACGGACAATGACACCAACACTCCGTTGGTCGCAACCAGCGTCAGTTCCACCAATACGGCCAACGCTGTCGGCGCTTTCGGTCAAGGTATTCAGGTCTTCAATGCCAAGGGCGGCACGAACATCACATGGCAGACCTCATCCTATGCCAGCGGCACGGCTGGCGTGATGAAGTATGCGGTGCGGATCAGGCTCGAATATCTCGGGTGAGGATGGATGCCGGTTCTCCCTAATCCGCGTCACGAACGCTTCGTCCAATCCCTGTTCGAGGGAAATTCTGCAGACAAGGCGTATGTCGAAGCTGGGTACAAGGCGAACCGGCACAATGCTGCGGCTCTCGCCCGTGAGGAACACATTGCAACACGGCTGGTCGAGTTGCAGACCAAAGTGGCGGAACGCACACTGGTTACCGTCCAGAGCCTCACAGACGAGCTTGAAGAGGCTCGGGCTATCGCAGTAGCCGAAAAGCAATCAAGCGCCGCCGTGGCCGCTACGATGGGCAAGGCGAAGCTCCATGGTCTCCTCGTTGAGAAGCGGCAGCATACTGGCCCTCACGGTGGCCCGATCCAAAACCAAACGCTGAACATCGATCCAGACAAGTTGAAGGCTATGAGCGACGATGAACTCAACGCTCTTGAGAAGGCAATCGGCCGACTTCAGGGAGGCCCTGGCGATGGTCAAGGCGGAGAAGATGAAGCGGGAGACGCAGAAGCGTTTGCCGCCTCCCTCGACGACGAATAAGGAGCATTGGCCACCAGACTATGTGAATGTTCTGGCATGGCGCCAGACGGAGCTTTCCAAGTTCGAGCTTGATCCGGCTCATGTAAGGAATGCCAAGGCGTACTATCGGGGCAATCCCGTCGCCTTCATCAACCACTGGTGCGACACCTATGATCCTCGCTTGGCAGGGTCTGGGGCTTTGGCGAAGATGCCGCTGGTGCTCTTTCCGCGCCAAGAGGAGTTGGTTCTCTTCCTCAAGGCATGCTTAGACGGTGAGGCGTCTGGCCTGATTGAGAAATGCCGCGATATGGGTGCCACATGGGTTTGCGGGGCGTTCTCTGTCTGGCTGTGGTTCTTCTGGCCAGGTGCAGCGGTAGGGTGGGGATCTCGCAAAGAACAGTTGGTTGATCGCCTCGGTGACACTGATTCCATCTTCGAGAAGATCCGCATCATTATCCGCGGGCTTCCAACCGTCTTCCTGCCGCGGGGGTTCTCGCCCGACGCGCATATGACCTTCATGCGGTTCGTCAATCCTGAGAACGGATCGACGATCACCGGAGAAGCCGGCGACAACATCGGCCGCGGCGGTCGTAAGCTCATCTACTTCAAGGATGAGAGCGCGCACTACGAGCGTCCTGAGAAGATCGAGGCCGCGCTTGCGGACAATACGCGGGTGCAGATCGACATCTCGTCTGTCAACGGGCTCGGGAACGTCTTCCATAGGCGCCGTGAAAGCGGGGTCGATTGGGAGGTAGGCGCGCCGGTCAGCCAACAGGCGGCGAACGTCTTCACGATGGATTGGCGCGATCATCCTGCCAAGACGCAGGAATGGTATGCGCAGCGCCGAGCGAAGGCTGACGGGGAAGGTCTGCTGCACGTATTCGCCCAAGAGGTCGATCGAAACTATTCTGCCTCTGTAGAGGGGGCAATCATCGAGCTTGAATGGGTGAAGGCGGCGATAGACGCACACCTTCGCCTTGGCCTTGAAGACGACGGCCTTTGGGGCGCTGCATTGGACGTCGCCGATGGCGGCGGCGATAGAAATGCCTTGGTGCGCCGAAAGGGCATAGTCCTGAAACAGGCCCATGAGTGGGGTGCGCGAGACACAGGCGTTACGGCTCGAAATGCCATCGATCGATGCTCCGATGCTCCGATGCATATCCAATATGACTGCGTGGGCGTAGGCGCAGGCGTGAAGGCAGAGGCCAACCGTCTTGAGGAAGAGGGGAAGCTACCCGCCTCCTTGCGGTTGGTCCCCTGGAATGCTGGTGCAGGGCCGGTCAACCCGGATGGCCGTGTCATCAAGGGCGACAAGGACAGCCCTCTTAACAAGGATTTCTTCGCGAATCTTAAGGCCCAAGGCTGGTGGGAATTGCGTCAGCGGTTCTACCGCACATGGCAGACTGTCAACGACCCAGCCATGGAATTCGATGCAGAAGATCTGATCAGTCTGGATTCGCAGACCCTTGGCAATGCGCTCATGCGCCAGATCGAAAAAGAACTCTGTCAGCCGACGATGGATCGGCGCGTCGGCACGCTGAAGCTTGTCGTCGACAAGACGCCAGATGGCACGAAGTCTCCGAACATCGCGGACGCAATCATGATGGCCTATTGGCCGATGAAAGCGCCTGAACCGGTCAAAGTCAGCCTACCCGCAAAGACAACCCTGAAACTGCCGCCTGCTTCTGCGGCCCAAGCATGGATGAGATGATGGCCCCTCGTGAAAAGCTTTCCGAAGACGAACGCATCGTCAGGGAAGCCAGAGAGCGTGCTGATCTGTGCGTGTCGTGGGAGTCCGATGCTCGCAAGCGGTTCGTGCAGGACACGAAGTTCGCCAATGGGGATTCGGAAAACCGCTGGCAGTGGGATGACGCAATCGTCTCGGGCCGCACCGATGACGGAAAGCCTTCCCTCACCATCAACAAGGTTCGCCAGCACAACCTTCAGATTGTAAACGACGCAAAGCAAAACAAGCCTGGGGTGAATATCCGTCCTGTCGGCGATGGCGCCACCTATGACGCCGCAGAGGTGTTTGAAGGTGTCGTCCGGCACATCGAATACCAATCCAACGCGGAACAGGCTTATGACACGGCCAGCACGCATCAGGTCGAGGGCGGGATTGGTTATTGGCGCATCGTCACGGATTACGTCTCCGACGACAGTTTCGACCAGGAGATCTATATCCGCCGGGTGAAGAACCCGCTTTCGGTGTTTCTCGACAAGGATATTTCGGAGGCTGATGGGTCCGACGCCCGGTATGGCTTCGTCTTCGAGGATGTGCCGCGCAAGCAGTTCGAAAAGGAATACCCGGATCACAAGGACGCGGCCGATGTCGCGCTGAATTCGGGGGACGCGTGGGTGACGGAAGACACCATCCGCCTCTGCGAATATTACCGCAAGGAGCAGAAGAAGGACGAGCTTCTCGCCTTCATCGTGCCGATGCCGTATCAGGAGGCCGGCCAGCAGATCATCGTCCGCAAGTCCAAGATGGACGACGACCAGAAAGCCATCTTCGCTCTGGTCGAGAAGGCAGAGGACACGCAGCGCCGGCCGATCCTCACCGATGAAATCACATGGTACAAGATCGCTGGCACAACGATCATCGATCGGCGCCCATGGCTCGGGAAGTACGTCCCGATCGTCCGCGTCATCGGCGAAGAGACGATCATCGAGGGCAAGCTTGATCGCAAGGGCCACACCCGCGCGATGAAAGATCCGCAGCGGATGTATAACTATTGGGCGAGCGCCGGCACCGAACAGGTCGCGCTCCAGTCCAAAACACCATATATCGCGCCGGCACAGGCCATTGAAGGGCTCGAGACTTATTGGGCCAAGAGCAACGTCGATAGCGCCGCCGTGCTGCCCTACAACGCGCTGACCGAGGACGGGAAGGTGATCCCTCCTCCAGCCCGCCAGCAGCCGCCACAGCTCGCCTCTGCCTACATACAGGGCATGTCCCTCTCCCAAGAGCAGATGATGATGTCTTCGGGGCAGTATCAGTCTCAGTTCGGGCAGAACGAGAATGCAACATCGGGGAAAGCCATCAGCGAGCGCCAGCGGCAAGGCGACACGGCCACCTATCATTTCATCGACAACCTCGCGATTGCCATCCGCTTCACCGGCAAGATCCTGATCGACCTCATTCCGAAGGTCTATGATACAGAGCGCGTCATCGAGATCATGGCGAAGGACGGCACCAAGAGCCAGGTGAAGATCGATCCGGGACAGGAGGCAGCTCATCAGCCGGTGGAGAACCCCAACGAGGAGCAGGATCGGGTAGCGGCGATCTTCAATCCGAATGTCGGACGCTATGAGGTCCAGTCGGATATCGGCCCCGGCTATGCGACCCGTAGGCAGGAAGCGTTCAACGCGATGACGCAGATTGCCTCGCAGAACCAGCAGTTCATGAACGTGGCCGGGGATTTGATGTTCAAGGCCGCCGACTTCCCGATGGCTGATGAGCTTGCGGAACGCTGGGCGAGGACGATCCCACCCGGCATCAAGGGCGATGCGCCGCCGCCCGACGTCATGCAGATGCAACAGCAGATGCAGGCGCTGCAGAACTCTGTTGCCGCGCTGCAAGAGAAGCTGAACGACAAGACCGACGAGTTGGAGATCCGCGCCTACGATGCTGATACGAAGCGGCTCACTGCCATCGGCAATTCGGGACCGGCTATCACGCCGGATCAGGTGCGGCCGATCTTCCTCCAGTTGATAACGGAAATGCTCCAAGGCGGCTCACCGGAGCCCGCTGGCGAGCAACAGCAGCCTTCGCCGATGGATACGCCGCAAACCGCTGCGATGCAGCCACAGCAGCCTCAAGGGATGATGTAATGCTCCTCCAGATCAGAGCCGGCGAGGTGCCGAAGCTCATCAAGCACACGGCCAAGGAAATTGCCGGGGCCTTCTACGACATGAACCGCACGGATCAGTTCCGCCAGCGGGCAGGGACGCAGCGGCAATTCATCCGGCGCTACTGGACTGATCATGTCCCGGTGGCGATCGAATGCCTGACCGGTGTTCTCGCTCTGCCTGGCACGTCGGAACATGAGAAGGAGGCGATCTACGACGCGCTGACGCTGTTCCATGAGAAGGCGAGCGCTGGCACGCCATCACTTTCCACGAGGTTGCTGCAATGAGTGAATTAGCTCTAGAGCCGATCGATGATCATTGGCGGCAGCTGGCGTCTCACGGGCCCCAGGAAGATGAGCTGCGCGACGCTCTCGTCAAGTTCAGAGAGTCGCTGAAGCGCGACAGCATATCTCACCATCGGCACGCCATAAAAATTCTGAATGAGCAGATGTCGGCGGTTCTCGCTAAGTTGAATGCTGCCGATGCAGAGTTTCTGAGCCTGCGAGAAACCTGTGGCCCTGATGACGAGCGAATAAAGGATCTACGGAGCCAGCGGTTTCATCTGAGCGTGTATAGCCTGAGATTACGGGCATCGATACGGAAACTGGAGAACTACCATGAAGAAGCCGATGCCAAAGAATTCGGCCGCGAAGGCTGGGAAGAAGGATTCCAGCTCTCGAACCCCGTCAAAGGCTCCATCGAACACGCTCGGCTATGACGAAAAGAAGTACCGGACCGAAGACGCGATGCGGACCCTCATGCGCGCCGAGGAACTGAAGAAGGATCGGGGTCTCATGCGTGACGTCGAGGCCATGGCGAAAGAGCAGGCACAGAAGCTTTCTGGCCTTTGCGGAAAGGCGAAATAAATGGCAACTGTCGCTGTCGCGCTGACGTCGGTCAGCAACAAAGCAAGCTCCGGTCTCAATGCGGTGATGCCGTCTGCGGATGCGGAACCCACGCTTTCGACCTTTGTCGCGTCAAGCGCGTCGTCTGCGCAGGCTTCGATCACCTGCCCGGATGACGGGCGCCAGCACTATTGGATCATCACGGCGCTCGGCAACGTGTGGGTGGCTTTCGGAACCAATCCAACGGCGGTCGCCGGAACCCATTACCTCGTCCCAGCTGGCGCTACCCGCGATTGGGCTGCAAAGCCTGGCCAGAAGTGCGCTGTGGTGGACGCAAGCTGATGTTCTCCGATTTCGCTCAGATGATCAGCGCCGCAGGACAGGCGAGGGCTACGGCCCGTCTTGCCCGCGAAATGGAAGACGAAATGCAGAAGCGCCAAGACCTCGCCTATGACGCCGAGCGTTGGCCGCACTGCATGGACGCGACCAAGACCAGTTCCCGACACAGCGGGTAATCTGTGGCTCCGTACCTATGCGGATCATAGGGCTCTCGACATGGTGAAACATGACAAACGACCTGATGGGGACGCAGCCCCAGCCGGACGGCGAAACTGCGGCGATTCCGGGAAACGAGCCTGCACCGGAGCAGACCAATGACGAACAGCATACAGACGCCATCGAAGGTGAAGGCTCCCAGGAAGCCGGCACCGAAACTGCTCAAGCCGAAGGTGTCGACGAGCAGCAAGCCGAAACTCCCAAGCCGCAACAGAAAAAGCCGCTGTCATGGGAAATGAAGCGGATCCACGAGGAGACGAACAAACGCCGGGACGCGGAACGACGCGCCGCAGATGCCGAAGCCGAACTTCAGCGGTTGCGTGGCGGCAACCAGACCACGCAATCCGAACAGCCGGCCGATGGCACCCCGCCATCCATCGAAGAAATTCGCC